ACATATGGTTATCGACAATCAATATGCATCGCGGTCATGCGGTCCAGTCTTGCGATGCGTTCGGTTTCGGAGTTTTACGCTTGGTAAGACCGCCAGCCTCGCATGTGAAGCCGATTCGGTTTCCCTTGCGCTCGTTGCAGATGCGGTGGGCAGGCTGCACGTTGTTTGGGTCAAGCTCATCGCCGCCCAATGAAACAGGTATGATCTCGTCAAGCTCATAGCTCCATGGGTGGAGAGGAGGTAGGCTATAGTCTATGGGCCGCCCGCATATGGCGCATGGTAGGCCTAGGGCCTTGACCCTTTGCCTGAGTATGCGGCGGCGATGCCCGTTGCGGTCGTTGCGTGACATCCATTGTCCTTAGTGGTGGGGGCTGTGTGTGCGAGGGGGGCGCACTTAAGAAGGGACAGCCCCGCTATAGGTGGGTGGCATATGCCGCCCCGACCCCTCATAGATACGGCGAATGGGGTGCTGTGATGCCCTCAAATGCCGCACCTTAGTTATACGGGATAGCTATGGCGAAGTGTTGCGAAATAGGGCGCAGATTGGCGCTGAATGCCGCAGGATAGCGAAATAGTGCGCAGTCGAGGCACAAAAAAGCCCCGCACGACTTGGCGCACGGGGCTGGACTAGAGAAGGGCCGCCTGGCCTAATCCGGTTCTTGCGCGGGCCATGCCGACGGAATCGACCCAATCGAGCGCGCAGGACACATCGACCTGGGCCTGTCGTTCGGACACGCCCAATGCGCTCGCGGTCTGATGCCAAGGCATGTCCTCGATGTAGTGCAACTCCAAAGCGTCCGCCCATCGCTGCGTGATATTCGCCGCACGGATACCACGGCAGAGCTCGCGCCCCTCCTCCACCTGGTCGGTAAGGTCACGGATTTCTGCCGCTGCCGATTTCTCGGCGTCCATGCGCGAATCTGTGGCGCGCATTGCGTCGCGGTTGCCGGTTCCGTGCCCGATCGCATCATAAGTCTGTGCGCGGACAGATTCTCGCGCGCGCATAGAAGCGATTATCGCCAGCCTACGGTCGATTGAGCGCTGGCACGCCCTGATGTACTCGAAATATTCGCGTGCCGTCAATCGAGACCCCCAGATTTGATTGAGAAATGCATGCTTTACCTGCAATATTATACCGCGAGGTACAACCTATGCGACCACGCTCGCCGCCCTGTATTCGTCCTCCTTGCGATTGAGCGAGCGCACCTCACGGTAGCAGCACTTGCAAAACCCAGATACGCAATAGGTGTTGCGTCCGCACATTGGACAGATAACGGGCTTGCTCAGGCGCTCTCGCTTCGGCTTCGAGTTGCCGGTTATGCGGAACGAAGAGCCGAGACAACTCTTTGTCCCATTATTGATGTACCTTTGCATCGTGGTCTCGGCGATACGGCTTGCGCGAGCAGCCGCCGCGATGGATGGGTAGGTAACTCCATCCGAGCGAGTGACGGTGTATCCAGTGGTCTTCATTCGGCATCACCTATGCATTGCACTGTATCTAGTGCTCCAGATAGCCACATTGCAAGAGCCGTGGATAGCACCACCATAACGGCGCGGTCGAACTCAACGTCCGTGACACACTTGGAATCGCGCCGTTTTGCATCTGCGTTAGCGCCGGATGGCTGAACGAGAGCCGTTCGGATCGTGTTCAATGATTCAGCCATGGCACGCTTGTCAGATTCACTAAAGCCGCCTTGCCATCCAGCGAACGAGAGCATCGCTTCTAGCGTTGGGTTGTGCTTGAATGACTTGAGCATATCGGCTCAACCTCCTTGCGTAGCTTTTGCAGGCAATCAATGGCCTTGTCGATATCGGATAGCGCCTGACCTTTTGACAAACAGCGCCAGACGTATTTGAACGTGCAGCACCACCACCAGACGATGATTGCCGAGTGGTTGAACTCGTCCCTCCACCTCGTCATAGCGGAGCGCATGGCGCGTGAACACGTGATATAGCCGTCACCGAGATAATGGATGGGGCAGTCGGAATCGTATGTGATAACCTTTCTTGAATCGTCCTCCAGCTCCACTCCCATTACTTGCATGGGGTCACCTCCATCTGGTTGCGCAACCTGCGGACATGGCGCACGCTCACGCCAGACCTTATGGCTATTTGCTTATTGGTCAAGCGCTGGTCTTTCAGCAGCTCCATTGCCCTTATGGTCTTGGGGCTTTTCGTTCCGCTCATTCGGCATCTACCTCCCGTGGCGGAAGACCGATATACGCGGCGATATCGGAAACGCACCTATCGAACTCGACCACCTCGGCATCGTCTAGATTCGGGCCAACCTGCGTCCACAGCCATACGCTCATGCCTTCGAGGAAGCCGACGGCGCGGACGGCTTTGCGGAACACGTTCTTTTGGCTATTGTCATTATTGGCGATAGACTGAATCTGCTCATACGACAGCCCGCACTCTTGATGGTCGCTCATTGCTCTACCTCCTTCGGCCCCCAGAAATTGCATCTGTTCCACGGCTTGCACTCGTGCGGCAGGTTTCGCCAGCACGTCAGATACTTGACCTCGACAACGGCGCTCTTGGTCGTGTGCGGGTTCTTGGCGTGTTTGCACGTGGCGCAGCGCTCGCCCACTTTGCTAGACATTAGAACCTCCCCGATGACCCGAAACCGTCAGCGCCGCGCGATGTCTGGGGCAATCGCTCCACTTCCTCAAATGCCACGGAATAGTGCGCTAGGAAAATGAGCTGTCCGATTCGCTCGAACGGCTCCACCGTGTACGGTTCGGTGGACATGTTGACCAAAGCGCATACGATCTCGCCGCGATAGTCGCTGTCGATAATGCCGGGAGCGTTGGCGAGCTGTAGCCCGTGGTTGATTGACAGCCCCGAACGGATGGCCTGCAACGCAAACATTCCGTGAGGCATAGCAATGTGGATACCGGTACCGAACTTCACAATCTCGCTTGGGAAGATGGTCTTTGGTTCCGTGATGTTTGCTCGCATGTCGCAGCCAGCATCGCCCACGCCATGAGCGTATGACGGCTTGAGCTTGGGGCTATCGAATTGCGCCTGAATCACTTGGATATTCGGTGAGACTTTCATCTAGTCCTTCCTTTAGTAAAAGCCCCGCTTAGTTGGCGGGGCCGGTTGGTTCTATTCGTACTGATATGGGATAGCGTAGACAAAGCTATCGACGTACCTCATGTCGGTATATAGCAGCTGGTCGCGGTACGTCCGCTTGTGCTCTTCCTCGCACTTAAGGGCTTCATCCGCCGTGGCGAAGGCGCATGACGGCGTTTCCTGCTCGCATCCCATCTGAGGGTCGATGTACTCGTAAACGTCCGTCACCACGTAGATTTGTCGCTCCCTTATTTATCGTCACCTCCAGTTCTATAGTGCCGTCTTTTACCGGCTTTCTCGTAGCTATAGCATCCTGCCGCCGCGCTTGACGGGTTGTTCGGTGAGTCGAGATGGTCGATAAAGATATGCAACTTTTTGCAGTAGTAGACATTTGGTATAAGTTCGCCGAATACATCGCGCTTGAGTTTCGTACGCTCTTCGTCAAGCGCGAAATGTCGGCACTCGCCGCAGTGATCGCGGTATCCCGCGTTGTCATAAGCCATGATTTACCGCTTTTTTATATTCGTTGTAACGCAAGAAATGCTCGCACGCCGCGTCATGCATGTCGCGCATGTGGTTCGGTATCCACCGCAGCGCCCAGTCGGCACCGTCTAATGGCGAAAATTCGATTAGGTCTGTATCACCGCTGAACTCGGAACTAAGCACTTCTTTGTACTCGCGTCTGCAAATACCGTAGTCACAGCAGCACTCGACCATGTGCTTGCACTCTGAACAGATTTGCCGTTCTCGCTTGCTAATCCAGCGCTGACGGCGCGATAATCGCTCGACCCTATAC